CGTGATGAACCCGGGCGAGGATGTCGCTTTTGCGGATCCGAAGCGTCCGGCGAGTGGTTTCCAGGGCTTCGTGAACGCGATCGCCAAGCTGATCGGCGCCGCGCTCGAGATCCCCGCGGATCTCCTGCTGAAGGAGTTTAACTCGAGTTATTCGGCGAGCCGTGCGGCACTGCTCGAAGCCTGGAAGTCCTTCAGGATGTACCGGGCGTGGTTCACCGATGACTTTTGCAAACCAATATACAAGGTCTGGCTGTACGAAGCAGTCGCCAGGGGCCGCGTCGAGGCTCCTGGCTTTTTTACTGATCCGAAGGTACAGGCTGCATGGCTCGGCGCGGACTGGATCGGACCGTCTCAGGGACAGCTGGATCCGGAGAAGGAAATGAACGCCGAGGTTATGGCAATACAGAACGGCTTCTCGACATACGAAGACTCGACGGCGCGGCTTAACGGCGGCGACTGGCAGGCCAATATGTCGAAACTAGAGCGAGAAAAGGAGCGAATGGATGAATTACAAAGACAGACTGCGCAACAGCCTTCCGGGCCGGTTCCTCCCGGCGACGGGGCCGCGTAAACCATACGTCATCAATGACCTGGGCGCCGGAGCCTATGAGATCCAGATGTACGGCGAGGTCGTCGAAGAGCGACCGACAGACTGGTGGACTGATGAGCCGGTCGAGGGCATGTACATCGTCCTCTCTGAGTTCCTGGATGACCTCGATCGGATGAGCAACGCATCCTCCGTCACAGTCCGGATCAACTCTCCGGGCGGCGATCTGGAGGCCGGCGTGGCCATTTACAACCGACTGAAGGACATGCCCAACGTGACGACCATTGTGGACGGCCTGGCGGCCTCTGCAGCGTCTCTGATCATGCAGGCGGGCAAGACAAGGAAGGTCTACCAGAACAGCCAGGTGATGGTGCACAGCGCCTCTGTGCTGCTCTTCGATTATTACAATCTGGCAGATCTGCAGGACGCCGAGAAGCGTCTCAAGGCTGCCAATGATCAGGTGATCAACACCTACACGGAGAGGACCGGAAGGGACAGCGTGAAGGTGCGTCACATGGTTGAGGACACGACCTGGATGACAGGTCAGGACATCATCGACGAGGGCTTTGCCGATGAGCTGATCCAGCAGCAGCTCCCGATGGCCATGAGCGCCGACAGGCGTTTTGTGATCAGCAATGGAATGCGTATAGACTCCAGGGCCTTCGGCAAAGCCCTGCCGACTATAAAAGAAACTGCAAACGCCGGGGTACCGGCAAAATCTACTAGCAAGGAGGTCAAGAAGAGTATGACACTTGACGAACTGAAGGAGAAAGAGCCGGGCCTCGTTAAAGACATCGAGGACGCGGCGAAGGCTTCGGTGGACACTGATTCCATCGCAGCACAGGCACGCGCTGAAGAGCGCACAAGAATTCAGGAGATCGAGTCCATCGAGGCGTCTATCGCCGACAAGGATCTCGTCAACTCCGCAAAATTCGGCGAGAAGCCGATGAGCGCCCGCGATCTGGCTTTTGCGGCTATGCAGCAGCAGGCAAAGATCGGAAACAAAGTCCTGGGCGCTATGCTGGACGATTCCAAGCAGTCCGGCGCTGAGGAAGTAAAGCCCGAACCGGTTGACGGTGTGGAAGGCGCAGCCGACGCCAAAGCACAGAAGGCCGCTAAGGACCAGGAAGATATCAAAGCCGCTGCCGCAGCGCTCGGCTTCGGAAAGGAGACAAAATAATGGCACTTGTACAGAACGTCGATTTTGACAACCTCGTGATCAAGGGTGCTGAGCATGTCGGCACTCTTACCCTCGCCGCTGAGCAGGGTGAACTGAAAAAGGGCACGATCGTGACCTCTGCCGGCAAGAAGGCTGTGACCGGTGATACGCCTTATGGCATCCTCGCTGATGACGTGGACGCGACCAAGGCCGTCGTCGCTGAGGTTTACCTGGACGGAACCTATGCGCGTGAAACTGTAGAAGCCGCGACCGGCTTTAAGCTGGCGGCAGCTGATATCGCTGCTCTGCGTGATGCGAACATCTACGTCGAGCACGCTATTGCATAAAGGAGGCAAGAAATGGATTTTACTAATACACTCACTCTCCTGGCTGCTATCGAAGAGGTACCGAAGGAGGCAACCTTCCTCCGCAACAGATACTTCCCGACTAACGCCAGCACCGACATTTTCGCAACTGATGAGGTCCTTGTGGAGTACAAGGACGGGGACAAGAAGCTCGCGCCCTTTGTATCTCCCCGCAAAAACGGAGTCAGCGTATTCCGCGAGGGCTACGAGATCCACAAGTTCGAGCCGGCAAACATTGCGCCGAAGAGACCGCTCTATATCGATGAGCTGAAGAAGAAGGGCTTCGGTGAGGCTCTCTTCTCTACTCTCACTCCGGAGCAGAGACAGACCGCGCTCTTGATGAAAGACTATCAGGATCTCGATCAGATGATCTCCCGTCGTGAGGAGAAGATGGCTGCGGAGCTTCTGCAGACCAACGGCCTCGTTATGAAGCACATCGCCGACAAGGGCGACGAGTACGAGGAGAAGAGCATCCAGTTCTATACCGGATCCTCTAATCCGGCAGTATATACACCGTCCAAGTCCTGGGCAGATGCTTCCGCGGACATCTACGGAGACATCGCTGCGATGATCGCTATGCTGACAAAGAAGGGCCTGCCGGCAACGGATGTCCTCCTCGGAACGGATGCGACTGCTGCTTTTATCAACAACACACAGATCCAGAAGTTCATGGACAACCGCCGCTTTGAACTCGGCGGAATCTCCCAGGCAGAGCTTCCGAGCGGCGCGGCTCAGCTCGGCACGCTCGTGGTCAATGGCCACAAGATGACCTTCTACGGCTACGACAACACCTACACCGACGACGATGGATCCGACAAGCCGTACATCGACGCCGCATCCGTTATCGTTACTGCTCCGGCATGCGGTCGCACCGCTTACGGCGCTGTCACTCAGGTCGAGCAGGCAGACGGGGAGTTCCACACCTATGCAGGCGCTCGTGTTCCGCACTACGTTGCAAGCGCTGAGGGCAACTCCAGAAGCATCACGATCACTGCCAAGCCGCTGATGATGCCGAACCATAAGAACGCATTCATCTGCGGAAAGGTGATCCTGTGATCCGGATCATCCAAGGGACCTACGGCTTCCGCGGTCCGGATGGAATAATTCGGGCAAAAACTCACGCGGATGGTCCCTTTGAGGAGTCACCTGAGCAGGAGCAGAAACTGATCCGTCTCGGCGTGGCCGAAGCCGTTGAGACACCGAAGGCACCGGCGCCGAAAGCACCGGCTGCAGCAAAGAAGGAGGTCAAAAAATGTCCGCCTTCAAAGAGCAGATCCTGAAGGACGTCGAGAACACCTTCCTGAATGTGGATGAGTTTTCCGACGTTCACACAGTAAACGGCATTGAAATGCCGGTCCAGATCGACAACATAGAGCAGATCGAGCGTGAAAAACGTGTCAACCAGACAATGGACGGCATATTCACACAGCAAAAGCTGATCTATGTCAATGCGGCGGACTTCGGTCCGCTCCCGAAGCAGGGCAGCCTGCTGAAGCTGGACAAAAGAACCTATAAAGTCATGGACGCGATCGATGAGGATGGCGTCTACAGTATCACGATCGAGGCAAACCGAGCATGAATTTACATTATGAGGTCGATCAGGCACAGCTGAATGAGGCGGTCGAGAAGCTGGGCAATGTAAAATCCGGAGCTCCGAAGGCCATCAGCAGAGCGCTCAACAAGACGGCGACATCCGCAAGGAAACACCTGTCCGATGGGATCAAGCAGCTGTACACGGCCAAGGTCACTGGCGTCAAAAGCGCCATGAAGATCAAAAAGGCAACCACCGGAAACCTTGTCGCTCAGATCGATGCCAGCGGCTCAGCCCTGAAGATCTCGCTTTTCCACACCGGCAAAAATACCAAGCGGAAGGGAGCAAAAGTAGAGATCATGCGTGGGCACGGCTTGCGTCCGGTCGGACTGAACGGCAACAAGTCCTATAAGAACGGCGAGATCTATGCCAGAACAACGAAAGCAAGGGGCCCGAACCTCCAGTTCAAAGGTCCTTCCGTCCCGAAGATGATCCTGAACGACAGCTCCGGCGGTGCTTTTAAGCAGGTGGATCCGCAGATCAAGTCGGATCTGCACAGATACATGGACACGCAGATCGCGCTCCTGGTGGGAGGAGGTAACTGATGAGCACAATGCCAACGGCCTCGATCCTGCTGCTGCAGAAGACACTGCTGAAGGAAGTCGTGAGTCTCCTGGCGGAGATGAAGTTCGAGAACTCGGACGGCGAGACAGTGACCGGTGTGACCGGTTACGAGCAGCGGCTTCCGCAGATCACGGAAGACGACGAGGACAGCTCGCAGTTCTTCCCGTATGCGGTCGTAAGGGCGACGGGCTGGAACACGAAAGACGACACGGATCCGTGGCATGTCACGCTCGACGTGCTTTTTGGCATCGTCGATACCAGCAAGGACAGTCACGGGCACGAGCTTCTGATGAACATGATCCAGAAGGTCGCGGATCGGTTCATCCATGAGCCTCTGCTCGATCACAGCTACAGAGCTGAGCAGAATATCGATGCAGAGCTTCAGGATGAGGATACCTATCCGTACTACTTCGGTGGGATCGAGTTCGTGTTCACCGCACCGAAAATCGAAAGGAAGATCGAGTTTGATGAAAACAAGTACACGTAAGCAGGCATCGAAAGCCGCGCCGGCTGCAGCTGCGGCCGCTGCGGATCCGAAGCCTGTCGAAAAGAAAAAGACGGAAGAGAGACGGCTGTATGTCGGGCCTACGATCTACGGGGTCGCAAGACACGGCAGCGTCTACATCGGGATCCCGTCGGGGGTCGAAGCGGCCCGCAAAGATGTCCCGGATCTTATCAATTTGTTTATCCCGATCACCGACTACGGAAAAGCCTCAGAGCAGATCCGCAAAGGTACCGGATATATCGGCGTCGCGTACAAGCACGCTGAGGTCTATGCAGACAAAGTAAGAAACGGAGGTATTAGATAATGGCAATTCAGCACGGCATCTCCGTCCGCGAAGCGGACACAGCCATCACCGCTCCTGTCACTGGTTCCAACAGCGTGCAGGTTGTGATCGGCACCGCACCGGTGAACCAGGCAGCCGATCCGGCCGCAGTGGTCAACACTCCGGTGCTTGCAAATAATGCGGTCGAGGCAATGGAAAAGCTCGGCTACAGCGCGGATTTTAAGAGTTTCACACTCTGCTCCGTCATGTATGCGATGAGCAATCTCTACAGCATCGGACCGGTCGTATTCATCAATGTTCTGGATCCTTCCAAGCATTCCAAAACCTTCTCCTCTGAGGCTGTCACTGTTGTGGATAAGCAGGGCACGCTCTCTCATGACGGTGTCATCCCGTCCAGTCTGAGCGTATCTGCCGGAGACAAGGATCTCAAGCTCGGCACGGACTACACCGTATCCTTCGAGGACGGCAAGGCAGTTCTGACTCTGGTCAGCGAGGCAACTTCTCTGACTGTGTCTGG